GCCCGCGCACCACTATCATTTGTTAGGAAAAAACCGTAGGAAACGGCAGAAGTACTATATGTGTTTCTTATATATGATAAAAACGCAATCGTGTGCAGTCCGTTTGTATTTCCATTACCAGTAACAACCGTGCTATACGACGAATCTGGCATCGTTTGCGCAAAGTTAAACGTGTAATCTCCTGTGCCATGTCGGGTCACACTAGAGCAGTTTTGACTGGCTGAAACAGTTCCGTTTGCTTGTACTCGTGCCCACGCACGCACAGCCCCATGTATGTATGCTCCGTTGTTACGGTAACCGTTGATAGCTGTACCAATTACACCGCCTCGGTTAACATAAAAACGCTGTCTGTACGCACCTTCGTACTGATACATATCCAGAAAAGCATCGTTCCACACATCAGAGTTAACGTGTGCAGATAGCACTCGCCCGTAGGTACTTGACCCAGAGTTTTGGTTAACGTCAATAGCCGAACTATTAGACCCGCCAAATACAGGCGATAGTGCATTACCGTCGCCGTTTAAAAACTTGTGGAAGTTCGTAAAAGTTTGCGGGGAGCCAATAACGGAACCAACAAGATTAGCAGGTGTGTACCCAATGTTGCTCACGGCTGCACCAGCGGCAAGTTTTGCCGCAGTTACTTCTCCGTCTTCAATTCCTGAAGCGTCGAGAAAAGTCTGCGCAGTCAAGCGAATTTCAATGCGGTCACCAGTGCTATATGAACGCGCCGTGGTAGTTTCTTGCCCACGCACGACAGTTAACACATCGGTTGAACGAGCCGTACACTTCACAATCTCCAAGTTGTTGGAGGTGTCAATCAGTGTGGCGTAAAAATAATCGCCAGCACTAAGGGTTGGGAAGCGAGCACCTTGCCCAGATGTCAGCGTAATGCTCGTTGCGGACGAGTTGATACCCGCCGCTAACGTGCCAAACGCATTGTTTGTGAGTTTGATACCCATTCCCAGACTCCTTAGTTAACAGTCACAGTCCAAGTAATACCGAGTGTGTCGGCTGCACCTTTATTGATGACTGAGAACACAGTACGGCAAAGCAACGTACCAGAGCTAGATGCGTTAAACAAACCAGCTTCAGTAACAGCGCCAGTGCCAGTACCTGCTGGGAATGTCGCAACATACGCCACGTTGTTGGTTGTTACAGTAGTCGAAGTCAAAGACACACGACCAAGTTCATTACCGAGAGCAGTATCGCCAACAGCCGCAGCGGTAGTGCCAGAGCCAATAGCCATATGGGACATTGCGGTATCAGTAGTGTCCTTCATGCGTGAAGCAATGAAGTTTTTACCGACAGTCACAACAAGGTTCTTCACCTCTTGCTCATGTTTGATTTGACCGTTTTCGTCCGTTAGAACAATCTTCAGGTCGCCAGTCATTTTGATAGTATCGTGAAGCATGATAACTCCTTAGTTAAGTTGGTTCTCGTTGAGTCCGTAACCAGCAAACATGTAGCTGACTGACTCCGTGCGGATGGTATATACGATACCAGCATTGGGGTCAGTTGTCAGCACAAACTCGCCGTTTACGAGCGGTTGGTGGATTAAATGCGCGTTCAGTACACCCTGTACAGGGAAGTAGGTGAACTTGTCATCTGAGATAAATGCCCAGTCGAACAACGGTGTAGTGATACCCGGAATCAACAGAACGCTTATCGAGTCAGCCATCGTAGCAGCATCAGTCAATGCTTTTGTGACGGCAAACACATTGATAGCGTCTGAGCCAGTTACGGAGTCAGTCGCTACCTTGGTAGTAGAAGTAACCAGTATGTCAGTCGCCCCAATCGTTGCGTCGGTCAGAACCTTCACAGGGCTTCGAGTCGCTGCGTCCGCTGCTGTTACTGCGTCAGTGCGGGCTGTCTCAAAAGACTTAGCCGCTGCATCTGCCATAGTTGCAGAGTCCGTCACATTAGGACGGGTGAAATCTTTTGCTGCTGCGTCAGAAGCAGTTGCTGTGTCAGTAATGTTCGGGCGGGTGAATGACTTCGCCATCACCTCAGTAACCGTTACTGGGTCTGGGTCAGCGTCTGCGTCAACAATGTCAAAGTCAAAGTTGTAGCCCGGAGTCTTGGCGATGAAGTCAGTCATCGTGACTGCATCGGTCAATACCTTGGCAACCGCAAATGTGTTTACAACATCTGTCGCAGTAGCTGTATCACTAGGGTTTGTACCTATATCGAATGGCCCAAATGTATCCGCAGCCGTCACCGAGTCGGTCTTACCCAACCCCGGCGAAGTGAAGGAGGTATCCGCCGTAGTCACCGAGTCGGCAACATTGGGTCGAGTAAGTTCTTTTGCAGCCGCGTCCGTTGCCGTCGCACTATCAGCAACAACTTTGGCTGTGTTAAAAGTGTTGATGGCGTCGTTAGTAGTAACCTCGTTCGTCAAAGACTTGCCAACATGTTTGGTGTTGATAGCATCTACAGAACTTACGCTATCAGAGGAAACCTTGCCGACGGACTTAGCGTTTGCGTCTGTCGCTGTAGCTGCATCTGTAAGGGTTTTCCCTACTGTCTTAACATCTGTGTCCGCCATGACGATAGGGTCTGGGTCGGCATCAGGGTCTGTCGGGTCGAAGTCTATGTTGCCATAGAACATCCGATTGACTGCATCAGTCATCGTCACAGAGTCTGTAAACGAAGTATCGAATGAAATAGCCACGTCGTCAGTGGCTGTGGCAATCTCAATGACGGCTTTACCAACAGCAATCTGACGGAAGTCAGAGAGCGAAACAGTCTGGTTCTCAAGTACGCTGGTCGGTACAACAAACGCTGTCATTGCAATGACTGGCGTAGGCTGTGTGGCAATAGAAACACCCCGAGCGGCCACAGCAGCAGATGCTGTCGAAGCGGCAACCGCCACTGACAGAACCGTTGTTGCTACTGCGGATACTCGGATGTTGGACACTTAGAAGTTCTCCCGCACAGTAAAGCGTAGGGTGTCATACACAGTTTGGATTTGCCCATCAAAACTAATAACAACCTCACCTTCGTACATGCCGGGGTCTACATCAAGTACACCACCAGCAAAATTGAATTGCACCTGCCCAGTTGTACCACCGCTCAGCTTAGAGCACGCAATAGTATCTAGTAAAGTGGTTGTACCAGCTTCACGGAATTTAACTGTAACTACCGTAGTAGCCAAAGATAAGTCGATTGGTGACCCTGTATTGTCGTCAGTCAACGTGAGAACAATGACTGGTCTCTCGTCGCCTTTTACTAAACGAATGACATCAACAGCCATAGTGTCCTCACGCGAAAGGGCGCATCTGCACGTACATCGAGGCTCTTGCTGCTCCGATATTCGCTCTTGCTCTGCGCTCAGTTATTTTAGAAAGATACTGCTTGGCATGGTACGTAGCCAACTCACGGTCACTCCAGTTTTTGTTTGGCATGACAAGAAGATGCTGCAACGCACCGTGCATGATGACGTTCTCTAGGTCATCAAATACTGACTTGTCCATCCCAGTAGACGTACGTAAAGGCTTGAGAACCACAATCATCTTGAGGTCGTAAGCCTTGGTGTCGTCAGGCAACGGGGCAAGGACAAAGTTATCTGGGTCAAGCTGGCAAACAAACCGAGGGTCTGAGCGTTGGTCAGGGTCAAGGTCAGGCCAGTTAGGGTACTTCATGTACAACTGCTCAAGGGTCAGAGGCTCAAGTGGTGAGCCATTGACGGCAGCAGTGATGAACGCATGTACCTCAGTCTGCAATGGGTTGTTGTAGGGGTACTCATACACCCCCGGAGTCAAGCGAATAGAAGGCTGCTCATAGCGCCATGCAAGCGTACGTTCGCAAGTCTCAATCGCTGAATCACGAATATGTTGCTCTAAGATTGGCTGCGGACAGCCCGGCACACTCGCCGCAAGGCGTGTAGCCAACGAGAGAAATGTACGAGTACTCATGATGCGATTACCTGTTCGTTAGGTAGACCCGCTTCTTCCGTGTCAGTCAGTGACCTAGCCTGTGCACTTACACCCAATGCTTGAGTGAAGGACTGCTGGAACAACTGCGCACGGTTAGAGTTCACATGCTCGTTGTCAACCGACTCAGCCAAGAACACAGTGCCGTCAACCACAACAGGGAAGAACGCATCTGGCAGTAACTCTACCGTCTGAGCACCAGTGTAATTAGGAGGGGTCTGTGCATATTCCCCAATAAGGACTTGTCCTGCGGGGGCTTTAGGGTAGATGAAGAACTTGTTAGGGTTGCGCACATGACGCATCCAGTTGACAGCAGTACCTGCTGCGTCATTCATCCAACCGGGGTATGTCTGGTCAAGCGAATTACGGTCAACCTCAGTCACACCCGCACCATCTTTAACTTGGAAAATCTCGATGATGCGAATAGAGTCCGACGGAGGGGACTGAATAACAGCCCCAGCCGTACAAGGAATCTCTCCGATGTAGGCAAAGAGGTCAGGACGCAATACAGACATACGCTTCAATGCCTGATTGGCAAAGCCCAACAACACCGCATCACTGTAGCGTTGCGGTGCGCTGATGTCTTGTAGAAGGCGGCGAGCCTCTGTGACTACATCATTGAGTATCATTCGGGTAATCCCCTAGACGCATCTGCGTTAAGTTCTACGTTGACAACAGGAGGCTCAACTGGAATTTCTTCCACAGGAGTTTCCAACTTCAGACCTGTCTTACGACCAGTTTGCTTCTTCGGAATGAACTTCTCAGGGAAGGCTTCTTCTTCAGTTACTTCCTCGACCATTGGGTTTTCAGCCAATAGCTCAGTGTAATCGTAAATGAAACCATCTCGTTTATTTCGCAGGTAACGTGCCATGCAACTCTCCTTACTTTTTTGCTGCTCTCATATTATCGACCAAGTTGGGGTATTTACGCCCCGCTTTCTTAGCCGCCGCTTTCGCCTTTGCTTTCTGCTCTGGCGTCAAAGGCTTCGATTTACCGAGTCCTTTAGGTCTTGGTTTGTCCCAAACTTCTTTCACCATTTCACCTTGTCCGCCCAGTATGCCGCAGACATTTTGCCTTTGGCAATGTTTTTCGCATGACGTGCCTTAAATGACTTCTGACGAGCCGTCGCCTCTTTGTCGCCACTCACACCTTGCTGCCCAAAGCGAATGACTTTTTCTTGTCCGCCAGAACACGCTTTAACAACATGCGACTTCGTTGCATGACCCGGAGTTTTCTTCGGTGAGTTACAAGCCATCTCTGACTTTTTGATTGGCTTAGCCATGATTAGGCTTTCTCGTAAAACAACACGATGCTTGTGTTGGTAGGTAAATCAACATATGCCCCAGTAAGGAACAACATGCCGGGATTCGGAACAGGTATGGTGTTCACACCCTTACCTAAAGCTGGGATTTGGCAGTGTGGGGTATCCCCACCACTAGGAGCAGTGAGTTGGTCGTAGATGTCTACATCTACATCTCCGCTGCCTTTATGCACTACACACACTTGCCTTAGATAAAAACGCCCTGTGATGGCAAGACCATCGGCAGTTACTTGAATTACTTCTACACCTGCTGACATATCGTTCTCCTATGTAAGAAGGGGGCCGAAGCCCCCATTCTTTATGCGCAGTCTTGTACCAAAGCCCAAACGCGAACGACAGCCTTGTCAACACTGTTAGAGTTCAACAAGAAGTCGATAGTGTCGGCAGCACTGTAGTACTTACCATTGGTGTAGCCAGCGACCGTGTTAGGTGCAGCTTCAGCCAAAGTAAGAGCCATCGCGCCAGACGCAACGCTGTTCAAGCTGATGTCGTTTAGGTAGCCGTCAGTGTCAGAACCGTCGCCCAAGTCGAAAGTTGCAGAAGCACCTTCGG